GCTCGCTTCCCGTCACGGCGGCAATCGCACGATCCACAAGACCGAACTCCGTCTTGCCTACCTGAAAATCTTCCGGCACCTTAATGGCGCCGCGCTCAACAAGGCGCTCAAAGTGAACCCGCTCGCCACGGTTCATCCTGCCGCCGGTATAGGCGTCAAGCAAGGATTGCGGCGCCTGGGCGGATTGGCGCGCGGCTTCATCGGATACTTCGCCAAGCAATCGGAAGCCGGTCGGCACCGCAAGGCGCCGTTCTCGCACCGCCGCTTCAATAGCGGCGGCTTCTTCTGGCGACACCTCGCCGCGTTCATAGGCTTGTAGCATCTGGCGCGTGGGATCATTGGCCGGCGCAATCAATGCTTCCGCAACTTGCCGGGATTGCGCGGCGGCTGGCGCTTCCTGTTGCTGGCCTTCGCTTGCAGTCCGGTTCAAGCCCGCCATCACGCGGTTAGTATAGGCGCGCGTGATCGGCCCCCAATTCGCGCGATTGGTGCCGCCATGGTATTCCGTCACGGCAAGCGCCGCGTTGCCGCGATTGCGCCGCAAGCTTTCCTGCAAAAGCAAGCCCGCCGCCTCTGCCGCATTTTCAGGGCTTAGGTAAGCATCAACGCCATATTTGCGCTCAATCGCATCTCGGGTTTCAGGAATAATCTGGAATACCGTCCGGGCGCCCGCGCTGGAGACGCGGTTATTCGGAGTGCGCTCGCCATTTGTGACCACGCTTGCAAGCAACCCATTGGGCAGCCCTAAGCGCTGTTCAGTCCCGGCAATCAATTCTTGCCAAAACGGATCACGGTAATCATTCGGCGGGGCTTGGCGGGTTTCTGACATTATTGGCCCGCCGGCGGTTGAACAAAGCGGCGCAAGATCGGATCATCTTGCAGGGTTTGCGTGTTGCGCTGGGCTTCAATTCTTGGCGTGATCACGCGACGGAATGCGCTTGACATATCGGCGCCTGCCGGAATGGTCACACCGTCAATTTCAAAGCTTCGTTGCGCGCGGCCCATAGACCCGCGATTGGCGTCCATAAACATGCCACGAAAGCGGTTGTAATCGGCTTGATAGGCGGCCATGCGCGCCACGCTTTGCAAAAATTGCTTGATGGTATCAGCATCGGCTTCGGGAGAAGGAAAGCCGCGCGAAAAAAGCTGAATATCCCGATCTGTTGCAGGGCCAGGCGGCAAAGCTCTAACAATTTCACTACTCCGCAAGCGCTCAAATTCTTGCCGAAAACGGCGCCCTTCTGATTGGCTGCCGAAAGCATCGCCAAGCGCGTCAGTTGCGCGCGTGAACGCGCCACTTTGCCAAGAATTTGTAAATTTTTCAGCAAGCGCCGTTGCGTTGTCCGCCCGCGTCCGCGCCTCATCGGAAGCCGTGAAGGCTTCATTTACCCGCACGGTTGCGGCCTCAGGCAATCCAGGGCTTGCCTCATTCTGCGCTTGCGCCACCGCTCGCGCCGCCTCGGCACCCGCGCGAATGGGCGCCACGCCCGCCGTGGCCTCTTGCGTGGTGGCGGTAGCTTGTGCGGTGCGGACTGCTGTCGGCTGCAATTCTTGCGCGCGTTGCTCGCCGCCAATCCCGGCAAGCCCCTGAATAAAAGCTTGACCGCCCGGCATTGCCGCCATGTTCACGCCAATGAAAGCCTTGGCCGCACTCGGATCAACCTCGGCAATTCGCACAAGCCTATCAAGCGCGGTGGCGTTCATCTGGTCGCCAGAATTGCGATAAGCCGCCGCCCTATCACGCAACACCGCAACGGCGTCCTCAGTGCGACCAGCTTCCAGAAAGCCCAAAACCGTGCCGCCGAATTGCAGCGCATTTGTGCGCTGTTCTTCCGAAAGCGCCTTATTGGCTTCGGAAATGTTCTTAACCATTTCTGGGGGAAGCATTGGCGCAATCTGCAAAAGCCCCTGCATTGTCGGGTTTTGCATATACTGTTGCAGCGCCGCTTGCCGTTGCGTGTTTTGCTGGCGCGCCTGTTGCTGCGCTTCGCCCGCAAGTTGCGTTTGCGCCAAACCAGCGCCAAGTTGCAAGCCTTCCGTTGCAGCCGCCAATGGCGATTGCATCCCTGTGGCGTATTGTGGCGGTTGCTGAAGGGGAAGAATTGCCATGATTACCTCTAAAACCCAAAAGCGCCGCCAAATGGCGTTTGGCCGCGATAACCCGACGCCCGAAGGCCATATTCCATGCCCAGCATCCCCACGGGCGCATTCAGGATTTGCCCGAACCCGCGCGATTGGCCAAGAATGCCGCCCGCTTCCGCCGCCCCCACATTGCCTTGTAGATTGGCGATATTTTGCCCCGCCGCCATGGTCGCCGCCGCAGTGCCAGCCGCCGATGCTTGGCCCAATTGCGCCAGGTTCTGTTGCGTGCCGACGCCAAGCGCCGTAAAGCCCCCAAGCCGGCCATAATTGCGGTCAATCTCGGCATTCAGCATGGCAGGCCGGAATTGCGCCAGCGCCGCTTGCACATTGCCGCCGCGCAATCCGCCGGTTGCCGATGCGTTTTGCAACAAAGCCTCTTCACCAGTTCGCACCTGCGCTTGGAATAATGGGCTTCCCTCAATTTGAGAAATTGCCTGTTGTTGCGCTTGCGGGCCAAGCAATCCGGCAAGCGCCTGTTGCCGTTGCAATGCTGGCGCCCCGGCCTGCGCGTAAGGCTGCAAGCCTTGCAGCGCGGGAAAGCCAGCCTGCCGATACGGCTCAAGCAATGCCGCAACCTCAGCACGGGCCGCACGTTGCTCGGCAATACCAGCGCGGGAACCTTCGATCTGCGCGTCAGCAGCGCTTTCGGCGGACGTGGCCTGCAAAATGCCACCGCCAACGACCGCCGCGCCAATGATGCCAGTAACCGGATCAGGCATGGAAATTGAACTCCCGCTGGTAATCTTCAAACCTCTCGCCATAAAGGCGCATTACCGTGGCACTCAATTCAGTTGCCCGCACCACACCAAGGCAAAGCTGGCAAACCAGCAAAACCACATCATAGAACCCCGCGCGCCAAGCATAAGACATGGCGCAAGGCTTGCCCTCACGCTCTGCCTTATCGGATGCCTGCCATTTTAGGATCATGGTTGCCACCCCAGGCAAAAGATTGGCGTGATGCGCTTGAAAGAAAGGGTTGCAATACTGCGCCACAAGCGCATTCCAAATGCACTTGTCCAAGTCAGGGCGCGCGGGCGCATCGCCATCGGCCATATCATCAAACACTTGCGTCATATCGTAAAGCATGACAAGCCAATCCACCGCATCGCGGGGAAGCCCAAGGTCCGGCAAAAGGCGTTGAAGGCTGTCAGACATCGGAACCCCTTGAAGGTTGGCCGCTGGCCGCCGGATGTCTCAGCGCCCCAATTATCCCCAAACCGGCCCGGATTGCAAGCATTATGTTACTTCCCGCCCGCTTGCCCGAATGGTTAGGCTGGTCGCGGCGCCGGCCAAAGTGCTGATAAACCCGCCCGGCTCCAAAACTTGCCCCACCAATTCCGGGCAAAGGTAAGTCTCTCCTGGCACGATGTTCTTTGCACTTAGCACTAGATTGGAAGCGCCAGCCGAACCGGCGGACACCACCAGATTGACCGCAAGGGTCACATTGGCCGCGCTGGTATTGGTCACGGTGAACTTGTCAATAATGGTCCGGCACCCCGTCGCGGTGTATTGCGTGGTTTGCGTATTCTCGGCCTGCTTTGCCGGGATGATGTTCTTTACGGTCACGGCCATGGGTCAGGCTCCGATGTTGTTTGAAACGGTCAGAATGACCGATGGAATGCCAGGGTGTGGCGCGGCGGCGGGAAATGCCGTAATCTGGCAAGATGTATCATCAACAGACCACATCAGCTCGAAATAGTCGCCAGCCTTCATGCGGGTTAAAAAATTCCAAGCCGTGATCAATTCGGCATTGTTGCCCTGTATCCGCACGCGCCCGGTAGAATTGGCGATGTTCGCGCCGTTCACCCTAATCCAGAAATCGAAAATCCCTACGCCGCCAACAGTCTTGTCAAGCTGCGCCGAAAACTGGAAATTATAGACGCCCGGCTCGTCCACAAAAATGCGCGATGTAGGGCTGCCACGATAGACGCCTTCGCTCAGGTCAGTCGTGTTGAACGTAACTGCATAGGCGGTATTGATCACCGCCGCCGTTTGATTGGTTGTGTCATAGAAGGAACCAAACCGGGACCGCTTCGGCGGCGTAATTGGCGGCGCCACGTCATCGGGTAGCGCCACCGGCAATCGCGGCGGCGCATAGGCCAGAAGCTCCAGGCTATCGGCAATGCGGTCAAGCGCATCATTGGCTTGCGTGGCCTTGGCGTCCGCAGTGCCAGCGTCAAGCGATGCTTCCTGAACGGCAAGCGTTAGGGCGGCAATTTGCGCTGGGGTCAGGTCCGTTGCTTGCGTGAAAAGCGCCTCCACTTTCCGAATGCTGTCATCATCCGGTAGAAAGGCTGCAAGCTGGTTCCGGTTAAGGCGGATGCGCGTCATACCGCAAGCGGCTCCACGCTCGCCTCTAACCTCGCCACGGGCAATAGCGCGTCACTGGTGCCCTGGAAACGCTGAATGCGCCAATTCCGCATCATGCCCTGTTGGTGCCATACAGCACGCTTATTCAAGGCGCCAAAGCCATTCAGGGACAAGCGCCGGTCCTGGCTCCAATTCTGCCCGTCAACGCTATAGGAAGTGGTCACAACCCGATCAACGCCAAACACGGCATAGCCGGGCAAGCAAACAAGCTCCAGGCTATGCACCACCGCGCCCCGGCTTTCGTTGTAAAGGATCGCGGTCTGAAACTGCCAGCGCA